CAAAATCGCTTTAGGATCTGTCACACCTGCGCTGTAAACGGCCAGACTTGCTGCAATAAATGATCGAGCGTAGCTCGCCACCATAGGTTTTAACTCTTTCATTTTTTCTCCTTGACAGCCGTTTTCGGCAGCTGTACTACAGGAAATTCTCCAGCATATTCTGCAAATTTTGGCCTACCGAAACCAACAATTTCTTTGCCCAAGAAGCGCTGTTTAATCATAACCATTCCGCCATTGCGCTGGTCGCCAGTGCCAGAGGTATTGCCTTCTATGCACAAAACACTGCCTTTATCTATTTTGGCCACAATTCCAATATGGCTAATTCGATCAACGCCGTCGTGTGGAAAGTCCATAAAGCAAAGATCACCAAGCTGCGGTGTTGTGTGCCAGCGTCCAAGATTTTTCATTCTTTCAGCCCCGGCAGCTGTGCTGACCATGTTTGAAATCTTGACGCCAGCTTCATTGGCACACCAATTTACAAAAGATCCGCACCAAGGTAGGCCGTCGGCTTTTGTGTATTTGCCATATTTGGTCAGGTTGTTGCCTGTTTCCACTGTACCAACCTCAAGCAAAGCAACCTCGATTAGAGCTGCGGCTGTGCCAATCGGATAAGTCATGAAAGCAAGAGCTTCGCTTCGTCGGTCGTTATCCCTAATCGCTCCAACAATGCCGCCTTTGCTGTCGCAGCTGCTTCTTCGGCTGCTTCTTTGGCTTGTGCGTCAAGTAATGCTTTTGCCCAATTTTCAATGACGGCGTCGTAATCCTTGCCAGTTATTTCTACATAACCGTCCTCATCACTTCCTGATTGAAGTGTTGGATTCTTTGCTATGAGTTCCGCTTTGATAGTTTCCAGTGACATTATGCGACCGCCAATCCATAAATTGAAATCGTTCCTGATATGTTTGAACTTGAAGCCTTACAAAGCATGCCTGTATAAACTCGCGCAGCGGTGCAATAGCCGACTGTACTTGAAAATGCTGCCGTATTATTGTGAGACATAAATCCGCTAAAAGTGGGTCTATCGGCTGAAGTACCATTTATTCCGTAAAGATTTAGAAATCCTTTGCTGGAGTCTGATCCAGAACTGCCGATATCTGCATTCATAATTAATTGACCAACACCGCTGCTCACATTATTGGTGATAGTTGAATTTAAGTCGGTCACAGTAATTCGGTTAAAGGTATATCCTGCGGTCTGTGTTGTTGGACCTGCATATCTGAATTGTAAATAAAAATTATTTGCTGTTGTCGCCGCAGATACACTTTCAAAAACAATATAATAACTTCCATAAGTTGATGAAAAAATACTATCAAAAGTTGTTCCTGTATCTGCGACACTTGAAAAGGTTGCGCGCTTGATTAAAGTCATTGCGCCACTGCTTGCAGCCGCCCATTTTATGCCCGTTGCAGCGGTTGAGTCGGCGGTCAATACTGTGTTGTTTGCACCTACTGCTAAGCGGCTTACGGTATCTGCCGCAGTTGCCGCAATGATGTCACCTTTTGCGTCAACAATAGTTTTGGCTATTGCAGCGTTGGCATTTGTCAGCATTTGAGTATCGACAGCTTGCCCAAAGACGTCAAAATCCGCCGGTAAGTCTGTTACCAAATCTGTTGACGTCGGCATAACAAAGCCGTAATTTGTAGTTGGATTAGCCATTTATTTTCCTTTCAATCATGACACGATTGTCGCATATTCCCATGTCAAAGTTGGCGACACGCTTGCCCAAGTTTCGTTAATTGGGACGTCATTCCAGCGCATAGCCTGCAAAGAATAGGCTAGCGGTGACATAAGAAGCGTGACAGATAACTCGTTGTAACTAGCTCTAAATGTAAAGCCTTCAACAAAGCCTTGGAAAGTACCAGCGGACATATTTAAGGGCAAGTTATTTAACGCTATTGGTTGACCCATAAATACGTTGATTAAGCTGTTGCGATCTCCATTGTCAAGCTCTGGATTTGTCAGAGCAAAAGTTATTTGATCAAATGTTGGTTGCGGATATGCTCTTAGCGCTAGATAAAAGGCAGCCTGAGCCTCGGCGTCCGCTTGGTGTTTTATGGTTGTGCTTATGATTTGAGCCAAATTGCCATAAGTATAAATTGAGGTCGGATCTGTATCGCTTACCTCGCTGCCGCTGCTTATTCCATATTTGATCGTCACGTCGTTGCGGACGTCGCCAGCTCTAGTTTTTATCGTTATGCCTCGCCCTAGCGCTTGATTTGCGGTCAAATCTGTGTAACCGTTGGCTGAAAGGTAGGTTGTCCTGTGAGTTGAGTCCGCATAACCAATCAAGCCGTTAGCGTCTTCATAAATGTAGCCAAGTCCAGAAGTCGCCAAAGCTGAAACTAGATCATAAATAACGGTGCGTGATGATGAGCGCTGTGCCAGCTCATAATTGCCCGGTCGATCTATTTCGCCAAGTCCAGTATTTTCGGCTGTTGCCCAAGTTGCCGTCGGATCATAATTAGCCCAAGTTTCGGCCGCTGGAACTTGCTGCCACTGTGCGAATAAGACTTGCGATAAAATTGTATATATTTGATCGCCGTCAAAATCCTGTGTCAAGACTCCGTTTGTAAGCGCCTTTTGCAGCCTTGCCAGAGCGCCCAAGGCAATAATTGTCACCTCTTGCGTGTACGCCGTTGAGCCGACCTCTGAGACACTGACAGCTATATCCACAATTGAGCCGCCAAAAATAGGTTTATACACAGCTGAGGTGTCTTGAACTTCTACGGATAAGGTGTCATTTATTTCGTACTCAATAGGCACTTGATCAAAGACAATTAGCGTGATCGAGCAATAACCTGCCTGAGCCTGTTCATAGATATTTGTGCGCCCAGACGTAATGTTAAGGCTAGCCAACACCGAGTCCGTTACGTCAACGCCACTGACCTTTACACGCCAGACAGGCGACCACTGTGTCATACGGTTAGGACAAGCTGATCTGCGCCGCCTGTTCCTCGGTAAAAGGAATTGTTTAGAGTGTTGACAATTGTTCTAGCTGTGCCTTCTGAGTCGATTGCCCCATTAACCGTCAAATTTATAGTTGAGCCTGCGCCTGCGCCGCTACTTACATTTGAAGTCACAGCCTTTGATGTAACCGCTGTTTTTGCTACGTTGGCAACAACGGCGCTTGAAATGGTCGGAATTGTAATTGTTGGGATAGGTGTTGTATTTACATTAGGGCTTGGAATGCTTGATCCAAGTACGCCTGAAATGCTGCTAAATGTTCCGCCTGATTGTGTTCCGCCGGCTGAGACAGGTTTTAGATCAGGCAAGCCAAGGTTGACCGCGTTGTAAGCCCTAATCAAAAAGTTAATTCCGTCGATCGTTCCTTGGATCAAAGTATTTATGACCTTGATTACCGATCCAATAACGCCCACAACCGCTCCGGCGATCTTGCCTACTGTCTGCAAAGCACCACCTAAAACGTTGACCAACACTGGCACGACATAAGTTTGGATAAACTCAATAAATAAAATAAATGACTCTTTGTTATCGTCAATTGCTTTTGTAATTGGTTTAAAGAAATCAGCAAAGCGACCTAACGCTGGCACTACTTTGTTAATTACAAACGCGACCAGTTGTTCAATAATTGGCAACAATTTTGCACCGATTGCCTCTTGTGCCTCGTTGAAACCATTTTTTAAAATTTGAATTCTGCCTGCAAATGTTTCAGCGTTAGCGGCGGCAGCTCCGCCAAATAATTTTGTCAAATACTCTTGCTGCTCTGTGAAAGACATTGTTTTCAATTCAGCAGCAGACAAGCCGATCCCTAATTTGCCAAGTGCCGCTGAATTGCCGTCGTAGGATTTGCCCAAAGCATTTGCGACAGTATCTAGACTCTTGCCCGTTGCCTGCGAAATGTCCAGAGATAAATTGAGCAAATCTTGAGCTGTGGTAACGTCGCCAGTTGACCGAGCAAGCCGAGACAAAGCTGGCCGCAATTGGTCATCTGCAACGCCAGTCGCTAATGATGTTTTAAGTATTTGTTTTTCAACAGAAGCAATCATTTCATTTGTTGCACCTGTGGCATTTTTCAAAGCGCCTGCAAGTCGTATCTGCGCGGCTTCGTCCTCGATCGCAGCTTTAACTCCGTCAACAGCAAGTTTTACGGCGTAAGCACCGGCGGCAGCTGCGGCAGCTGCAAAGGCAAGTCCAGCCTTTTTGCTAAATTCTCCAAGCTTGCTGCTTGAATTTTCTACGTCAGCGTTTGCGCTATTTAAGGATTTTTTAAGTTGGTCAACGTCAGCAAGTATCGACAGCTTGAGCGTTCTACTTTGCGCAACCATT